AGTAATGCTTTCACATTTCTGACTGGCTCAATGTTTGTATTACGAAACGATTGAGTCTTTGTACCGCAGTGAGAGCTTGGAACAGGCAGAACTACATATTCTGTCATGTCCTTATCTCATTTTAAATTAACTGCCTTAATCAATCACTGTGAAATCATTATCTCACAGGTAGATCAATAAGTCAAGCAAAATTCGGAAGATAGTTGATTTCATCCGATTCAATGTCTTGAATCAAATCCATTGGAAGTGATTCATACTCTATTGCATAGGAGTTATCCCTATCTTTTTCCTTTGCTTGCCAAGTCTTGAATGCTCGCTTGAGCTTTTCAAGTCTCTTTTCTTTGATAGTCATAATACCTTTATGAATCAATTAATCATTGTGAAACCATTATCTCACAAGTGATTCATTATGTCAAGCTTTAATTATCCTCTTTGGAAAAAGTTTTGACTGTATCCAATAAGCCTTCAGTACTTAAAAAAGTGTTGATAGCTTGGATTTGTTTCTCTTTTTCCATTATCTTCCAATCTAGAGCACGTTCTTTTTGGAGAGCACGCTTTTCGAAAAGAATCTTGTTTTTGACTTTTAATAAGCCAGCGTATAGATTCATAATACCTTTACTCAGTTCTACTATTGAAACCATACCGTATCAAATGCTTTCTGGATCAAGACCAAGTCGATGGTGCGTTGTCCTGCTTGAGCATGTTGAGTATCGTCTCACATGTAGATTTAGAAGTCAAGATTTATTTTTGAACGTCTCGGAATTAAGGCCGTTCGCTCAGTTTCCACAATTACATCACATGTAGTTTTTTATTACAAGAAAAAAGAAAGTCAATGATATCAAGTACTTACAAGCAAACAATTGATATCATTAAATAAAAAAAATGCATAGATCAATCAAAATAGTCGCAATATTGATCCACGCATAGGTACATACTTTGCAAACACCTTGAAACAGTCGAAAATAGATCTCAAATCTATGAAATATCCAACAATATCAGTGAGATAGACGGAAAAAGAGCTGCATTTGGTGGAAAAAGTAAAAAATATGGATATGGGGAAACCCTCCGACCCCAACATCGTTATACCCCCTCTTATTTTTTCTCTAAATATTCTAGTGCTGTTGTTGTCAAGTGTACAGAGCCACCTTTAGCACCTACTCTAACCCATCCATACACTACAGTTAGCCTATGAGCCATGCTAAGCACACTGTAGTTATACCTGTAGTTACACTGTAGTTATACTATACTTATACTACTCTCTTCTTCACATCCCTTACCTTACAGTATAATATATGTAAAACTCAGCCCTACTGAGAATGGCCCTTTCATACCTAAAACCACGTAAGCTGAGTGTTTTCAACACCCTGCGGTCCTACTATTCCTGCTACAAACTTCTCCAACTCCATATCAAATAACTCATCTCTTCTATCCCTGATTTTGATGTCAGCATCAGCAGCCATCTGATCCACCCAGTACTTCACAGCCATTGCCAGGGCATCCAAGCGGTCATCGTGTGTCAATGCACCCTTATCACGTGTAATCCTCGTCATTTGATGCATAAGCATGTACTTGCACTGTGATTCAGCAGGATAATGTTGCACAGTCTTATAGTCTTTTTCAATAACTTTAGGATCAATGATTAATCTATGAGAATTCATCACAGGTTCAATAGTATCACATATACGTCTTTCCTTCTGCACATTGGAACGTATCTCCTCCATTGTCACTTGGTAGATCTTCAGGAGAACTGGTTTCCACAGTTCCATGAACATGCCATCTCCAAAGTTACTTTCAATAACCACCATATTGACTTGGTTCCGTTTAGCAATCACTGAGAGTGCTCTTAGGTTCTCTTCACTATATCCGCCTTGTATTCCGCCACATTCCGCCACATAGAGAAATCCATTCAGCATCTTCACTACAGCATACCCGCATTCGTCCTTTCCTCTTCCACTGGGGTCAACAGACATCACACTGCCACTATAGGGTAACCAATCTCCTAACTTAGTCTCAGGACCATAGTACCCATCACCTGGAAGACCCACATTAGGAAGGTCTGTAATCTTGTTATTACTATCTCTACCCCACACTGGTTTTTCAGGAGCAGTAGAGTCATCACAAGACATTATAATAAGGTCACTCAGTTTCAATGGGTATCTATCTGCATCTGAAAGAGATGTATCTAGTTGGAACTGTAGGTTATACCCTGACCTACCATAAGAGAGTTCTCTCTCCAGTAGATCCTCGTCATCAAACCTCAAAGGGTCTGTAGGTTCACCTTCCTTATTCTTCTTTGTATCAAGGTTCTCCTGTATGAACGGAGATAGTCTACTGTTGTATCGAAGTAGTTGTTGATGTGAAGGATATCTACTAGGCCATATCCTTGTTTCATACCCTCTATTTGGAAGTGTCTCATACAGGGACATCTCAGTTTGAGGTGTTCCCAAATAGACAATGGTTCCATCTGGTTTAAGGATAGCATCAAACTCCTTCACAGCCTCACTCAGCTTGTCTCTCATGGTCTGAGTCATGGAGTTATTGGGTACTTCTACATCATCTGCTACAATAAGGTCTGCTCTAGACCCTGAAAGTTGACCTGTTATCCCTACACTTTTTACAGAAGGGCTGTGAGAAGCCTTAGAAGGGCCGACATCAAACGAAACTTTTGACTGCCTCTGTCCCTCCCGTGATCGTAAATGATGCAGCACAGGCAGTTCTGAGATCAATCTCTGGGTAAATGTAGAGAAGTCATCTGCTCTGATCTTACTTGCAGATACCACCAGTACTTTTGCTTCAGGATCTCTGAGGAGTCTCCATGTGACATAAGCACTGGTAATATAGGATTTACCCACTCCTCTGAATGCTTCAACGACAGCACGTTTAGGTGAGTTTTGAAGATATTCAGCTATGTCGTACTGTACTGGTGTGGGATCTGGGAGGTTAAGGTGTTTCCAGCATAGAAATAGGTAGTTCCTGAAGTCTCCCAGTTCGTTCATTATTTCTTCTTCTTTTTAACTTTTAGATCTTTCTTCTTTTTCTTCTTTCTTTCTTTTTCTCTTCGCTCAGTGTGCTTTTTCATTCTATAAAACTTTTCATATTCTATGTCGTCCTGTTTCCACATTTCCTCTTCTTTTTACTACTCACTGTCCTCCTCTTAGTTTCTCCAGTTTCTCTTCCTCTTCACTACCTTTAAACCTATCGTACTCCATACCACGCATTCCCATTGATTGTTGATAGGCTATACGTTGGTTACGTTGCTTCTGTGATTCTTTCTTCATTATTTCAGTTTCCTCTAGGTTCATGTCTTGCTTCATCTAACTCCATTTGGGTTGGAAAAGGCATATTAGTAAGTAATTGTTGAAGAGGGTTATTATTTACTGGCAATGCAGTAATCTCGTTATCCTTGAGGAACTTCACTGCCACTGCTAGGTCTGCTGGTTTTGCTTCTCCACTCTTGATACGTAGTAGGAGTTCCTTAGCTACTTCGTTGTGTAGTTCTTTTAGTTCGTCATTCATGTATTCCTTCAGTGTACTGTGTTTTACCGTCTACCCTACTTGCAGTAAGTACTCTTCCACGGTTTTCTCCTTGGTTGTTATAGCTACAATGTATCCATCCACTTGTAGGATCTCCCTGCTCGTAGAACTCAAGGATGAGTTGATCAAATTTAATATTCTGTTCAATCCATTTAGCTAGTTGAAGGTTATCTATAGAGGGGCATTCCAGGTCTGCTGCCATTCCTAAAACATGTTGGCTGGAATCTCCAGAACCTATCTTACGGTTCAACTCCAACACTCTTAGACCTGAATTAATATTGACTGTTCCATGTACCTCACGAATAGGTTGAAGAACAGCAGTACAGAGTGCAGTAAGGCATACGAGTTGTGAGGTATCAGGAGAGTTGTTAATACCGTTACGGATAGCTGTCTGTGATCTGGTGAGTTCTTTTAAGGAGAAGTTTTTACTTAGTTTCATTTTTATGTCATATCTTCTTTTCTAGGTGTTTGGAGTAATAGTTCTCCTCGACATTGATTAGCTATTTCAGTGTACTTTCGTTGCATCGTTGCACCTTGGTACTTCTCTACTTCTTGTGCGGTATACTTCTCTCTAGTTTTATTAACTATACAGTCACATAAAGCACCGTTGAATGTAGGGTTCCTAGAGTCCACACTCATAGTCCCTTGGTAGCAACCCATCCATAACAATCGTATCGTCTGTGTAGTAAATGTACCTGTGTATGGTTTAGCATAAAGAGAAGTACTCACAAGTAGCACAATGATGCAAAGAAGAAACTTACCCAAACAACTCCTTCACCGATTTAAAACTATTCTCTGGCATTTCATCTACCACAGTATCTACCAATTTAATCTGGTCTTCACTTAGGTTATCTTGGATCATCTTAGTTACATGTTCTTTAGCTAAAGTACTAGCAGAATCTACAACTAAGGATTGAATTACATTAAGGAGTAATGCTGGTAACATCTTCTTCTTTCGGTTTAGTGGGTTCTGGGTTATGTTCTGGCTCATCATGTGCTACTTCAAACCAATGCTTTCCCAGCATACCTATGATAGGTAGAAAGGCACCGAAGGCTAGGTTAATAAGGTCTTTACTAGACTGAGCTAGTTCGTCAGGCTTGTTTACCATAGTAAACACAAGCCAACCAAAAAGACCAAAGGCAAGTAACGATATAAGAAACCTTGCCCAAAATCTAAGCTTCATAAGTTGTATATGTGGATCATCCTTTGGTTTTCCACCATTTTTTACAGTTGTTTTTTCTGTGACTGTTTCCATTATTTTTTAACCATTAACTCTCTGATTGCTACTGTATTCTGTTCAAGGGCAAGTTTAATAGAGAGAATAGCATCAGAGGATTTCTCAACTATTGCCATGAGTTTCTCATCGTTTTCTGCATCCTTTGCCCAAAATGCTTCTCGTTCCCTTCTTGCTTGGTCAGTTGTATACTTAATAAACCAAAAGGAAGCAATGATGACACACGCTGGAATACCAAGGTCCATCACCATTGTGTATAGTTGACTTACTTCACCTGTCATTTGCTGTCCATAAGTATATTGATAATCTGCTGGGTTCATGGTTTAGTGGGCCACGTTATGTTGTCTGGATTAGATTGAGTAGGTACATCCCTCAAGTTTTGTCTATAGGTAGACATCTCGGAACTGAGAGTTTGATCAGAAAGAGCTAAGTAGTCTGTCTCTGCTAAAAGTCTATTACGCTTTAAGCGTATACTTTTCCACTTGTCTGCCAGCAATCGGGCATTTTTGTCCGAATCGTTACCAGAGAAGTGAGACATTTTGTAGTGGGTTTTTGTTACCTCACCATATGTTTCTGACTTCGGGTCTTCATCCTTTTCTTCTGACTCAACTACCTTTACAGACTTACCATCCATGTCTGTAGTCATCACGAATGTGTCTTTGGAGTCTGACCATGTGATGTTGTAGACTAATGCTTCATTTGGTGAACGATTACTATTAACATAATCACCAAACTGATTCAGTCTCGCCTGTACATCCTCATCAGTACACTCAACGATTGTAAAGTCCTCACTTGGATATGTGACTACATCATGACCATGCTCATCCTGAGTTGTGATGGTTGCCAACCAAGCCCAGTATTCAGACTTGTTCTGACCTTTTACTTTTCTCCTGCATTGCCATTCAACTTCGTGAATAGCGATTACTTTTGTGTCTCTAGTTGCGATGAACATTTAAAGCCTTGTAATAGTGAAATTATTATATCTTTGATCGTTATACCAAGTCCCCTTAATTTGTATATAATCACCCCTTACCAACGTCCCTTTCCAATTTGAAGAAACACTTACGTCAGTTGTTGGGGCATACGACATACACCCTAAATCTGCATTAATATAAATCCTATTAGAAATCTGATCCTCAAGTCCTAACGTCTGAACGTAAATTTCATATTCCCCATCTACTAGACAAATCACTCTGTCGTAAGCAATTGCAAAATCTTTATTGAAATTTGGGTTGTGTTCAGTAGGAGTTTGTTGGGGGGAGCCCCTCCAATCATCGAAATAAACTACATCATCATCACCTGTGGGTCTATTGTCGGTATTTCCGCTTAAAACACAACTACCCAAATAACTCGTATCCCTCGTAACCTCATCCCAAGTACGCCCATCGGGTGTGCAGATCAAATTGTTCTGCTCCATATTCCTATCACCTCCTACTAACTCGTGCAGGTAGGGTGTTTCAAAGCTCTGGTAGTGGGAGGATGTGTGGATTGGGGAGGCAACTTCAAATCCGTTCATCATTAAATAACTAGTAGCAGTATTATTAATAGAAACTGTATTTTGCCCTAAAGTGATACCAGAAACGCTTGCCCAACCTAGTTGAGAAGACCCATTCATTGTAAACGATCCATCGTCATCATCTTGGAAACTACCACTTCCTGTTGTCCACGAATTTAAAACTTGAGTACCAGAGTGATTAGTACCAGTAGAGTCTGATTCAACTAATGTCGAATTAATTTTAAATTGTGCTGCTGCTGCTCTATCACTTGCAACTGCTGATAAAAAAACACAACCAGTACCAAAATAGGGTAATGAGTATACCGTGGAAGCATCATTATTATAATATCGCATACTATCTGAACTCATTTCGGACGAAGCTGCATTATGATCAACTACGAAAGCTATATCACTATCATAAAAAATATCTCTTGAACTGCTGATTTTACGTACTCCTTTCGCTACTTTTCCTTTATCTCCTACTGTATTATTTGGAATACTAACAAAGTCTGCCATCAGCATATAGTCTGCGAGGACTACAGCATCCTTTGGAATAGGTGGTTTCTTGGGTTGGTGGAAGGTGATGTCTGTTAATGGCCCGTGTTCATAAACGGCATTACCTGATGTACCATCCCAATTTTTTACCTCAACACCATCTATATACCATTTTCCTATTGAAGAACTTGAACCGTCTACTTCTATTTTAAAAACATGAGTTCCATAAGGAAGATTTTGAGCTATTGTGTGCTGAACTTTCTCTGTAGTCCAGCCATCCATACTTAAACCAGTACCTATAAAAGTAAAATAAGCATCGTTGTCAGTCGTATTTCTAATAAGACCATAAGTAGCATGACTATAATAATCGTCTGCTGATAATGAAGTAAGACCATCATCCATGACATAGGCAATGCCATCAGCAGTTCCACTAAGCACACTTGCATCTTGTTTAGTTCCACTTGTGGTACTCCCTTCATTAGCTGCACCATTTCCAAACTCTCTCCAATAGTATGTCTTTGCAACTTCTGCTAGTGAGTGGTCTATTGTCGTTGAATGTATTACAGGTTGGTATTGAGTTGCCCAATTCTGTTGACCAGTTGGAACATTACCAGATGTATTGCTTGTCCCTATTCCAGTACCAGCAGGAGGCATCATATTAACGGAACACTTCAAGTCTCCACTTGAGTTAACCCACCATACAATTCTACCTCCGTTTACAGGCCGATAGTAGTCCGTAGACTCCCACGCAGATAGACCTAAACTCGTGTCAGTGTCTAATTCGGATGAATAGTAAGTAGCCCCTGTGCCACTCCAGCCACCTGTTAGTTTTGCGGTGTTTGTGGTGCTTGAGTTGATCGTTACATCTGCACCTGTTTGTGATTGTGCAAATGGGTTATAGTGTGGTGTCCCTGAGACAGGAAACTTCTTCCCGTATGAGACTACATTCTGCGAGGGGATCTGTATGTTGTTGACGTTGGAGGTGTCTTGGGCGATTAGTTCGATGCCGTACCAATATGCGTACTCTGAGCTACCATTTGTAACTTCTATTTTTATTGTGTTTAGACTTGGAGTTGACCCTAACGATCCTAAATTTACTACTGAACCTGCATCAACTGCTCTATCTAGTAATGGGCATGCAACAGTTGTTCTACTGCCTGTTTTTCCTACTAAAGTTAATGTTCCATTAACAGTAACATCAATATCATCAGCAGCATTTGTAGCAGTATACCCTATTAAATTTATATTATTGCAATAAGCAACTATTTCTATATAAGAGCCAGAACAATCAGTCGCGTTAGTGAGTAAATGTCCTTGACCTGTGTTATTCAGGACAACCCATTTATTACTACCTTCTACTGCCCTAATCCACTCCCTACCATCTACGGAATGTACTTCCTTACCATGCGTTGCAGTCTCTTGTTCTAGAAGTTGAAGGGACTTAAACTTATGCCTCTGTGATCCAAAATGAGCACCAATTCTAGGGTCTTTGATTGGCTTGCTCCCTTTGATGTCGGTGTAGTAGTAACTATAGCCGTCTGCCTGAGCAACACCATACGTTGCACCGTGTGACGTTGTGCCATCTAACAGTTTGCCTGCAACA